CCCCGATCTCAACATTTAGTTGGGCTATTACATCAGCCAACGACTCTTCCTGTGTATCAAAATCAATTCTAATTCGTGCCATTTGTTTAATCTCCGGTTGACGGACACACAGAATACTACTATATTGACAATCCCGTCAACTACTAAGTGAACAATGATTCTTAGACCCTACCAGCACGACCTGGTAACTGATATCCATGCCGCATGGAATGGTGGAGCGCGGAACGTCATGGCGACCCTACCGACTGGTGGTGGCAAGACTGTCGTCTTCAGTCACATCATCCACCACAGTAATATGCCCACTTGTGCCATCGCTCACCGTAAAGAGTTGGTCAGTCAAATTGCACTGGCCCTGGCAGTCAATGGTGTACCCCACCGGATCGTCGGCCCGAAGTCACTGGTCAAGTTTGTGGTCAATACACAGGTTAGAGTATTAGGTACCAATTTTTATAATCCAAATGCACCCTGTGCTGTTGCCGGTGTCGATACACTGATCCGACGTACCAGTGAATTGGGTCCGTGGATGCAACAGGTCAGGCAGTGGGTGATTGATGAAGGGCACCACGTTCTCAGAGGTAATAAGTGGGGTACAGCAACCGATCTGTTTCCCAATGCCAGGGGGTTGATGGTCACAGCGACACCTTGTCGAGCCGATGGTATGGGTCTTGGCCGACATGCTGATGGGGTGGCTGATGCAATGGTCGAAGGGCCGAACATGCGACATCTGATTGAGGATGGCTGGCTGACTGACTACCGCATATTTGCACCACCCTCTGACATCGATCTCGACAATGTACCGTCAGCATCAGATGGCGATTTTAATAAGGTCAAATTGAAAAAGGCTGTGCGCTCATCACAGATTGTTGGTGATGTAGTTGAGCACTATCTGCGGATTGCAGCGGGTAAGAGAGGCATTACCTTTGCGACTGATGTTGAAACAGCCGGTGATATTGCTGAACAATTTAGACAGGCTGGTGTTCCTGCCGAAGTGGTCACTGCCAAGACACCTGACCATATCCGCTATGAAATATTTAACCGACTGGAGCGCCGTGAAATCCTACAGATAGTCAACGTCGATTTGCTTGGCGAGGGTGTGGACTGCCCGTGTATTGAGGCAGTCAGTATGGCCCGACCAACCCAGTCCTATGGGCTTTTCTGTCAGCAGTTTGGTCGTATGTTACGAATCATTGACTCGATACCGGACAAGGTGGCTATACTGATTGATCATGTGGGCAATGTGGTTCGACATGGATTACCCGACAAGGCAATGATCTGGTCACTGGATGCACGAGCCAAGCGGCCCAACCCAGTCAACCCTGACGATGACATTCCACTGCGCTATTGCCCTGAATGCACACAGCCCTATGAGCGCATCCTGGTGCGGTGCCCGTACTGTCATCATAAACCAGTACCGGCCTCACGATCCAAACCAGAATTTGTGGATGGTGACCTGTATGAACTGGACCCCGAAGCGTTGGCTGAAATGCGTGGTGCGGTGAGGAAGGTTGATAACCCTGATGACACCATTCGTGCGATGCAAAAGGCTCACATGCCCGAAGCAGCAATCAGTGGCTTCAGAAAAAATTCCCGACGACGATCTGAAATGCAGGAAGCACTACGTGAATCAATGGGTTGGTGGACACACATTCAAAAGCAACAAGGCCGATCAGACAGTGAGGGTTACCGGTTGTTCTATCATACCTTTGGCATCGACGTACTCAGTGCCCAGGCATTGGGCCGACCGGAAGCAATTGAATTGGCTAACAAAGTTAATGACTACATAGGAGCGCGATGATGGTTAGCATGTACAAGAAAATATATGCGGTAGTTTATAGTTGTACGACCAGTGACCAAATAAGAGTGGCGATTAAATTTGTTAACCGGGCGCGGGTTTGTGATCGAATCAGTCATGCACAACTGCTGGCGTGGTTGAGCATAATACGTCATCGGTTGAATGACATGCACCAGGACACCTGTTTTCAATGTGACTGTAAGGTTGATTGGCTTGCACCTGATGGTCGATGTCGTAAATGCACAGGTTTTACACCAGAAGAGGTGGCAGGTGAATCTCCTATCTTGGGCGATTAAATGGCAGATACCACTGGCAGCAGTCAATGACCTGAAGATGCAAATGGGTCTTGACGGTACTCCAGAGGTTGCTGATGGACGACAGGTTGAGAGTGAGACAGGTGTCGCTCGATTGGTTAGGCTTGAAGCAGCACGGTCAGGTGTGTATCTGTGGCGTAATAACGTCGGTGCATTCTATGATGACGACAATCGGTTCATTCGCTACGGACTAGCTAATGACTCTGCTGCCATGAACAAACGAATCAAGTCACATGATCTGATCGGTCTTCGGCCTGGTGGTCAATTCATCAGTCGGGAAACCAAAGCACCTGACTGGCGTTACACCGGTACGGCACGAGAGAAGGGTCAATTAAAATTTTTAGAACTGGTACTCGCCCTTGGTGGTGATGCCGCATTCGCAACAGGAGAGGGTACGATATGAAAATCATAGTAGACCAGGCCAAGAGATTACTACAGACATGACACATTCTATGAGCAATTACGCTGCCGAATGGATGCAGGAACTAAAAAACTCACTAAAAACCGGCGCACTTAAAGATGTTCCCATATCAGAAGGCACCCAACCGCTGGAAATATCTGGATCAATTCAGCAATTGTAGGTTCGTCAAAAGACGGTGTATTAAGCAAAGAATACAAGGTACATTGACCAAATCGCCATAAACCATTAGGATAGTGCGACCCACAGGATGAAAAAGATGAAAAAGACTGACCGACGCAAGCAGATCATGGCCCACGCTATAACATTATCCCGCAAGATCGGGTACATGAATGTCCGTCGTGATGCCCTGGCGAAACACGCTGGTGTTGCCAATGGTTTGGTATCTGTGCACTGGAATACGATGGGCCAGTTAAAACACGCTATCATCCGTGAAGCCATCAGACTTGAAGATTTGACAATCATTGGTCAGGGGCTGGTAATGAAGGATAAACATGCAGTGAAAATACCGGAAGAACTGAGGGACCGCGCAATCGCAAATATATCAGGGTAGATAATCATGGACCAATTACCAGACGGATTACTGCCCCTTGCACAATACCACCAGTTCATCATTTGGCAGTCAATCCCCGACACACCGAAACCACGCAAAGTACCAATCAACGTAGCAACCATGCAGCCGCACGATCCACATGATCCGGCGATATGGATGCCAGCACAAACAGCCATCGACACAGCTAAGGTGTTAGGTGATGGTTATGCGGTCGGCTTCACATTCACCAAGGCCGATCCATTCTGGTTCCTCGACATCGATGGCACTACCGAATCACCACTGGTAGATATGTTTGCTGGAGGCGCTATCGAGATCAGTCAGTCAGGTAATGGTATGCATATCTTCGGGACCGGTGACTGTCCACCACACAGCACCAGGGACAATGCCAACAACCTGGAGTTTTACACTGAGAAGCGGTTTGTGGCCTTGACCGGTGACATGGTGGGTGATGGGAGTGCTGACTTCGATGCCACTCTGCTATTGCCCTGGTTGGTTGAGAATCATTTCAGCTATACACCTGGTGCTGAGATATCCAACTGGACTACCGCACCTGATCCAAACTGGTTAGGCCCACCCGATGATGACATCCTGATTGCCAAGTTCTGTGCCAGTGTATCTGTGGCACAGGCATTCGGTGGTAAGTGGACCAACGAGCAGTTGTTCAAAGGTCCACTTGAGGCTGGCTATGACCCTAGCAGTGCTGATATGTCACTCGCGTCACGGTTGGCCTTCTGGACTGGTAAGGATTGTGAGCGGATCGAGCGATTGATGCGCCGGTCACAGTTGATGAGAGATAAATGGGATCGTCGGGAGCGACAACCTGGGTACCTGAAAACTACGATTCTCAAATCCGTCGCTCTGTGTCAGGATGTTTACCGGTCTGGTCCACCGGTATCCTCAACCCCTCCTGTGCAGGGCGACGGAGCTTCTGCTCCCCCACCTGACGGTAAGACTGGTTACCAACTCATGACACCGGAACAACAGCTTGAATATTTCAAAGGCTGTGTCTATGTCGGCAACACTCACTCAGTGTGGGTGCCAGGATACGATCACCTGAAGCCGGATCAATTCAAGACTAAGTTTGGTGGCTATGATTTTGCGATGGATTCAATGAACCAGAAAAATACAGACAACGCATGGAAAGCGTTCACTGAATCTCAGGCTATTAAATTTCCCAAAGTGCACAGTGCTTGTTTCAGGCCCAAAGAGAAGACCGGTAAAATTATTATCGAAGAGGGTAGAGAGTCGGTCAACGTCTATGAACCTATTAAAACGCCTCAGAAGAAAGGTGATCCATCGCCCTTCTTGAATTGGTTGGCGTTGGTACTGCCGGATGAACAGGATCGAAGAATATTGCTTTGCTATATGGCAAGCCTGATCCAGAACCCAGGTGTCAAATTTCAATGGGCACCATTGATCCAGGGCATGGAAGGGAATGGTAAGTCGATGATCACACAGATCATGGGTTCCTGTGTTGGTTGGCGATACACCCATCTGCCCAAGGCCAGTGACCTTGCTGGTAACGGCCTGAAGTTTAACGGCTGGATGCTTTATAAATTGCTGATCATCATTGAGGAAATTTATACGGCTGAACGACATCAGACCACTGAGGCAATGAAGCCAATGATCACCGACAGTCGTCTTGAGGTACAGCAGAAGGGCCGTGATCAGATTGTCGTAGACACCTTCTTTAACACCCTCCTGATGACCAACCACAAAGACGCGATCAGAACCACGTTTGACCATCGACGCTACTGTATATTTTACATGGCCCAACAGTCATTTCAGGATTTGCGGCGGGATGGCATGGTTGGTGACTTCTTTCCCTATTTGTATAACTGGTTGCGAAAGGAGGGTTTTATGATCATGAATCACTACCTGCGTAACTACAAGGTGGCTGATGAACTGAATCCTGCCACATTGTGTCAACGCGCACCACTGACCACCAGCACCACTGAGGCCGTTACCATGAGCCTGGGTGGTATCGAGCAGGAGATTGTTGATGCCATTGATGAGGGGCGCACGGGTTTCGCTGGTGGGTGGGTATCATCCATCATGCTCAACAAGTTGCTGGATTCATTACGTGCCACCGGCAAAATACCACAGAATAAGCGACGTGAAATGATGCAGTCGTTAGGTTATGACTGGCATCCACATCTGAGGGACGGGCGGGTCAATAATCCACTGCCCCAGGAAGACGGTAAGCCAAAACTTTTCGCGCAGATCAACCATATCAATAACAGTATAACCAGCGCCAGTGATGTGGTGAGAGCATACTGCAAAGCACAGGGTTATGCGCCACAATTCTCAAAGGAAAATACGGCATGACAAGAACAACCTGCGCTAACTGTGACATGTTACAACGCCTGAGTGAGAAGCAGATGGAGAAGATCAAGGAACTGGAGGCTAAGGTGCAGGTTATTGACAAAATGGTAGCCGCACTAGGTATTACCTACGATGAACTTAACGGTGCTATTCCAGGGCCACAGGGGATCGAACAGTGAGTAATCAGCACTGGAAGGTGTCAATGTTGGAGTCAACATTGAACACGTTGAGTGGGTTGATCCTGGCCTTGATCCTATGGTATGTGATCCGTTACTCAGGGCAATACGAGATACACACGACCGCTGTCGAGGGATTGGAGATAACGCTACTGTTCACAATCGTGTCTATCATTCGATCATTTGCATGGCGCAGAATATTTAACAGACTACATGAGTTTTTAGAGAGGTGGGTGAAATGACCATTCTAAGAGAGGCTGAAGAACTGATCCGTGGTGAGAGGGCAGTGGTGTACGGTGATGCCAAAATAAACCATGACCGCATCGCAGCCCTCTGGAATGCCTACATAACGGGTAAGTACGGCGTATCAAGCCTAGAAGCGATAGATGCTGCTATAATGATGATGTTAGTCAAGATAGCCCGACTTGAACACACGCCCAACCACCGTGATAGCTATGTTGACATAGCCGGTTATGCTGAACTTGGAGACTGGATAACGAATGATTGAATCACTAAGACTCCTGCATCAATTATCTGTTGGGCGTTGGTGTGTGTGTTCGGTGTGATATGTCTTTTCTTTTTTTGTTGTACGGCAAGTTGTTTGATGATGTATGAGGAACTTGAATGATCAACATCCCAAAAAATTTTGAACTTGCAGGACGTAAGTGGACTACCCACTTCATGACCAGTGACGACGCAATCAAACACTACACCAATAGGGGTGGCAATATAGACATGCTGGCTGGTGATTTGGAACCAGGTAGTGGGCTATGTAGCCCTAGATTTGCCAGTATTTATATTGTTAAGGAGTCGGGAATATCCGCTGAGTATTACTACTTGATATTCAGGCATGAATATAACCATGCCGTGATGGAAACGCTAGGTATTGAAGAACATGATCATGTCCTAGTCGATGCAATGGCACAACTGGAATTGCAGTTCATTAAAACTCGTCGAGGGAGTATTGAACTTGATTGATGAAAACTTAAAGAAATACGCAACACCAACTCAATGGTTGCATTACACGACTTGGTGCGAGGAAAGGTCCATCCGCAAAACCGGTGCGCGACTGGGTGTTCATTACTCCACTATTCAAAAAAGCATGGCGGCACTTAAAGGGAGGGCAGCACTCAAAGGTTACGCACCGGATGAAGATATAGACTACCCCATCGATGCCGCTCACCGACTCAAAGGTGTGTCGTCGTTAGTCAGGAATAAAGATAAAGAAGATGGATCAGCCGGTACTGTCATGCAGTGGTTCAAAACTGACATCGACAAAGAGCAGCAAATACAGGCAGTCATGGATGCCATTAATGCTGCCTGTGATGGTATCACTCCGGTCAAACCTGTCACTGCACCCAAGGTTGTGAAGAAAGATTTATTAACCCAGTACACGATAACGGATTTCCACCTGGGGATGTATTGTTGGGCTGATGAGACTGGTGAAGACTGGGATATAAAAATTGCTGAACAGGTTTTAATGAATGCCATAGGGGAAATGATGCAAGGCTCCCCCAACAGTAAAATAGGAGTGTATGTCCAAATGGGTGATCTTCTACACTGGGATGGATTGGAAGCCATTACACCCAGAGGACATAATGTTGTCGATGCTGACACCCGCTATGACCTGCTTTGTGGACTAGCCATTGATCTTAACGTGTCTGTTACACATGAATTATTAAAGAAACATGAAAAGGTCATCGTGTTTATCTGCGAGGGCAACCATGATGAGGCCGGATCAGTCTGGTTACGCAAGGCAACCAAAAAACTGTTTGAGAATGAACCAAGGGTTGTCGTAGATGACACCAGTTTCCCGTTCTATGCTTACCTGCATGGTCAAACCTTTCTTGGTTATCACCACGGTCATAAGGTGACTAATAAATCGCTACCAGCACTATTTGCAAGTGAACCAAGATACAGGCCAATGTGGGGTAAGGCCACTCACACCTATATTCACAGTGGGCACTACCATCGCGCAGAGCAGGATAAGGCAGAGGGTGGGGGTGCTATTGTTGAGCGTCACAACACCCTGGCGGCAAGGGATGCATTTGCAACAAGAGGTGGTTGGGTGTCTGAGCGGAGAACATCAGCCATTACATACCACAAAACTAAAGGGGAGCGTAGTCGGGTGATTGTTACCCCTGAAAAAGAATGATGAGGATCATGCTCTTATTCCTGTTACTGGTCAGTTGTCAGACATTTAAGTGCGAGGACTCAAAGACACCGGCATCCTGTGAGATAGCAAAAAGTAAAGCGAGAGCAGAGAGGGAAATGAGACAGGCTGAGAACAAAACAATGGTATGTACAGGGAGTAGCAGAAGGCACATGGAGTGCAGACCAAGGAAGATAATAATAGTGGACCAGCCTGGAGGGTTGA